TGGCGGCCTACGCGCCGGGCCGGCGGCCGGACCTGACCATCCAAGTGCTGCCCGTCGGGGCGGCGTGACCACCTACCTGATACGAGCGGAGGCGACTGGTGAAACTCGCAGACGTGATCAGCGGCGCGCAACGGCTGCCGCCGCGGCTGGTGGTGTACGGCGCGGAGGGGATCGGCAAGACGACGTTTGGCGCGTCCTGCCCGAGTCCGATTTTGCTGCCGCTGGAAGACGGCGCGGCGCGAGTGGCCTGCCACAAGTTCCCGCTGCTGACCAGCTACCCGAAGTTCCTGGACGCGATGGGCGCACTCGCCCAGGAGGAGCACGAGTTCAAGACGGTGGTGATTGACACGCTCGACTGGCTGGAGCGGCTGCTGTGGGCCGACTGCTGCCGGGAGCACGGGAAGGAGTCGATCGAAGACTTCGGGTACGGCAAGGGCTACGTCGTCGCGCTCAAGCAGTGGAAGGAGGTGCTGGCCGGGCTGGACTACCTGTGGTCGGAAAAGGGCATGACGGTTGTCCTCCTCGCCCACGCGAAGGTGGAGCGGTTCAACGACCCGGAGTCGGAGGGGTACGACCGGTACACCCTCAAGCTGAACAAGCACGCCGACGCCTTGATCCGCGAGTGGGCCGACGCGGTGCTGTTCGCGCAGAAGAAGCAACGAGTCGAAAAGGTCGGTGACGGCCCGACCGCGAAAACCAAGGCGAGACCCGTCGGCAAGGACGGCGGCGACCGCGTGTTCCGGTGCGCCAGCGGCCCGGCGGCGGTGGCCAAGAATCGGTTCGGCATCGCGGGGGAAATCCCCATGACGTGGGAGGCCCTGGCCGCCCACCTGTGAGCGTCTGACCCAACAACACCCAACGAAACGGACAAACGCAATGAACCTGCAAGGCTTCAACCCGAACGACGTGCCGACGACCAGCGTCCTCCCCGCCGGCAAGTACAAGGCCGTCATCAGCGCCAGCGAGGAGAAACAGACGAAGGACGGGGCCGGCAGCTACCTGAGTCTCACGCTGACCGTCATCGAGGGCGAGTACGAGAAGCGGAAGCTGTTCGCGCGGCTGAACCTGAACAACCCGAACGACGTGGCGGCCGGCATCGCCAGACAGCACCTGGCCCAGATCTGCAAGGCGTGCGGCGTGCTCAGCCCGACGACCAGTGCGGACCTGCACGACATCCCGATGCTCGTCACGGTGACCGTGCGGCCGGCGAAGGGGGAGTACGAGGAGAGCAACGACGTGAAGAAGTACGAGGCGGCCCAGGCCGCCGCCGGGACGACCGTGCCGAGCGGCAACGGGAAGCCGGCGGCCCGCACCGTCGACGGCAAGATGCCGTGGGCGACCAAGAAGTAACGGGCCACTTCACGCCACCCTGCCGCTCGCTGGCAGGGTGACTCTTTCGCACGCCTCACAGGGGCCGGCAACATGGAACTCTACTGGTATCAGAGCGAGGCCGTCGCCGCGGTGTACAAGTACCTGCACGAGAAGGCCGGCAACCCGGTCGTGGTCCTCCCGACCGGGGCGGGCAAGTCGCTGGTGATCGCCCGACTGGTCGCCGACCTGGTCACGAACTGGAACGGCCGGGCGCTGGTGCTGGCGCACGTCAAGGAGCTGCTGGAGCAGAACGCCGCCGAGCTGCAAGCCCTCTGCCCGCTGGTGCTGGTCGGGCTGTACTCGGCCGGGCTGAAAAAGCGGGACACCGACTCCCAGGTCGTCGTGGCCGGCATCCAGTCGGCGTACGACAAGGCCGAGGAGCTCGGCCGCTTCGACCTGGTGGTGATCGACGAGGCGCACCTGATCCCGGAGAGCGGCGACGGGATGTACCTGCAGCTCGTCCGCGCGCTGACGGAGATCAACCCGGACGTCCGGGTGATCGGGCTGACGGCCACCCCGTACCGGACGGGGACCGGCGACCTGTGCTCGCCCGACGGGGTGCTGAACGACGTCTGCTACTCGGTCGGCGTCCGCCCGCTGATCGCGCAGGGGCACCTGTCGCGGCTGATCGGCCGGCGGGCGTGGTCGGAGGTGGACACCGCCGGTCTGCACGTCCGCGCGGGCGAGTATATCGACGGCGAGGTCGAAGCGCGGATGCTGGCGGAGGGCGTCGTCGAGCGGGCCGCGGCCGAGATCGTGACCCAGTGCGCCGACCGAAAGTCCTGCCTGGTGTTCTGCCAGACGGTGGCCCACGCGCGGCAGGTGGCGGACGCGCTGTTCCACGCGACATCCGCCACTGTGGTCCGGGCGCGGGCGCAACTGGCGCCGGCCCGGCAGGGTGATAACGGTTCGGGGTTTGAGTTAGACGAAGTGGCACCGGAACAATCCCCCGTCGTGCCCGTCGCGGCCGACTGGCTCGAAGAACAGGGCCTGCCGGTCGATGCCGTGCGGCGGTGGCTGGACCACGGCAACGAGACGGTGCGACTGATCACGGGCGACACGCCGGCCGAGCAGCGGGCCGAGGCCATCGACGAGTTTCGGGCGGGCCGGGTGAAGTATTTGGTCAACGTGAACGTGCTGACCACCGGGTTCAACGCGCGGAACGTGGACTGTGTTGCCATCCTGCGGGCGACCATGAGTCCGGGGCTGTTCTACCAGATGGTGGGCCGCGGCTTCCGCCTTTACGACGGCAAGGAAAACTGCCTGATCCTCGACTTCGGCCAGAACATCCGGCGGCACGGGCCGGTGGACGACATTCGGCCGCGCGGCTCCCGGAAGTCGGGCGGGACGCGAGACGGCGAAGCCCCCCTCACCAAAGAGTGCCCGGAGTGCCGCGCCGTCGTCGGGCCGGCGGTCGCCACCTGTCCGGGGTGCGGCTACGCCTGGCCGGTCGAGGTCCGACAGCCGGCGCACGACGGCACCGCCGACGGCGAGCCGCTGAGCACCGGCGTGACCACCGAGTCGAAACCGGTCACGGGCGTGGAGTACCGCGTTCACACGAAGAAGGACGCCCCGCCGGAAGCGCCGAAAACACTCCGCGTCACCTACAAGACCGGCTTCGCCGAGTACGTCTCCGAGTGGGTGTGCGTGGAGCATCCGGCCGGCGGATTCGCGCACCGCAAGGCCGAGGCGTGGTGGCGCAAGCGGTGCCGGGCACCCATGCCCAGAACAGCGGCCGAAGCTGTGGTGTACGCTTTGCACGGGTTGCTGGCGGTGCCGACCGAGATCCGCGTGAAGGTGAAGAAGGGCGAGAAGTATCCGGAGATCGTCGGCGCGACGCTGGGGGCCATTCCGGACGGCGGCTGGGCCTGCCCGGAGTGCGGCGACGGCGAGACGGTGCTGGACCGCCACCCGGCCGACCGTTTCTACCCCGGCCGTGTGGCGTGCGGCTCCTGCAACCACACCGTCGGACTCGTCCACCAGGACGTGGTGACCGTCGTCGGGTTCTTCGACCCGGACGACCCGCGGCCGCTCATCCCGCCCGAGGTGTGGAACGCCTACGACCGCGACGAGTCCGACGCCCCACGAGACTCCGACGACACCCGTAGTTCGTTCGACCTGCCGGCGGCCGTCGAGTCCGCCGGCACCGACGACGATTTACCGTTCTGAGCACACACTCACAGACTTCGTCGGGGTGCCGGAAAAAGAATCGCAACCGAACTGACCAATCACCGAGCCGACCCATGACCGAGATTCTCGATATCGCCCGCTGGTACGTCGCCAACGGGGTGAGCGTCATCCCCGTGAAGGCCGACGGGAGCAAGGCCCCGCTGCTCAGCGGCTGGCGGAAGTACGCCGCCAGCCCGCCGACCGACGACGAGCTGGTCCAGTGGTTCGGCGGCGGCAAGCTGTCCGGCATCGGCGTCCCGTGCGGCGCGGCGAGCGGCAATCTGGTCGTGCTCGACTTCGAGTGCGACCAGGAGTCCGCGTACACCGGCTGGCTGGCCCGGCTGCCCGACGAGCTGCGGGAGGAGGTGCGCGGCTACCCGACCGTCACCACCCCGAGCGGCGGGAAACACGTCTGGGTCCGGCTGGCCGAGCCGCAGCCGGGCGGCAAGCTGGCCCGGTACGCCGGCGGCAAGACCAAGATCGAGGTGCGCGGCGACGGCCACCAGGTGTTGGCCCCCGGCTGCCCGGCCGAGTGCCACAAGACGCGCCGCCTGTACGAGTGGGACGTGCCGCCGGGGGACGCCGACCCGTTCCCGGTGATGGACGCGGCGACCTGGGCGGCGCTGTGCGGCCACGCGGCGGCGTGTAACGAGTACATGGCCCCGGAACAGCCCCGCGACCGCGAGCCACGGGGGACGCCGGCCGGGGCGGGGAGTCCGGGCAACGACTTCAACGCGCGGGGGTCGTGGGCCGACACCGGGTTGTTCGACAGCGGCTGGACCTGGCACCACAAGACGGGGGACGACCGGGGGTTCCTCACCCGTCCCGGCAAAGAGAGCGGCATCAGTGCGAGCGTCGGGCAGGTGAGCAGCAGGGAGCGGGGCTACCCGTACCTGTACGTCTGGAGCACCAGCACCCCGGACTTCGCCTCGGAGACGCCGTACAGCCGGTTCGCGGTGTACGCGATCCTGAAACACCAGGGCGACTTCTCCGCCGCCGCGAAGGAGCTGGCCCGCCTGGGGTACGGCGAGCGGCCGGAGTTCCGGGCGGACACGCCGACGGTCGTGGACCTGTCGGGTTTTTGCCTGCCGTCCGGGTTCCGGCCGTTCACGGCCCCCGCCCCGTCGCTGCTCCCGCCGCCGAAAGACGATCCGGCCACCGAGCCGCGCATCTTCAAGTGGTCCAGCGAGCTGTCCGCCCAGGCCGATGACGCCATGTGGATCTGGGACGGGTATCTGCTCCGCGGCGGGATCACCCTGTTTTCCGCCCACCCGAAGGCCGGCAAGACGACCATGCTGAGCCACCTGCTGAAGGCGCTGGGCGGGTCCGCCGGCGAGTTCCTCGGCCAGCCGGTGAGGCCGTCGCGGGTGCTGATTGTGTCGGAGGAGAACGAGTCGATCTGGGCGAACCGGCGGGACGACCTGGGGCTGGGGGATCACGTCGGGTACGTCTGCCAGCCGTTCAAGGGCCGCTGCACGATGCCGGAGTGGCGGGCGTTCGTCCAGGCCGTGGCCGACTCCGTGTCCCGGTTCCAGTTCGACCTGGTCGTGGTGGACACCCTGGCCAAGATGTGGCCGGTGCGGGAGGAGAACGACGCCAGCCAGGTGGACGAGGCGATGATGCCGCTCTGGCTGATCGCCAAGGCCGGCGCGTCCGTCCTCGTCATCCACCACTCCCGCAAGTCGGGCGGGGCCGAGTTCACCTCGGTGCGGGGGTCCTCCGCGCTGGCCGGCTTCACCGAGATCATCATGGAGTTCCGCCGCAACTCCGACGACAAGGGCGACCGCAAGCGGGTGATCAAGGCCGTCGGGCGGCTGCCCGGCATTCCGGAAGAGAAGCTCATCGAGTTGCGACCGGAAGGGTACGTCAACCTGGGCGATCCGGGGGACAGCGCGGTCCGCGCGGCTCACAAGACGTTCGAGTGGGCAGACGGTGTGATGGAAGTATTGCGCGAAGCGCTAGACAGAGACCCGGATGGATGGGTTGGAACGAATGAAGTAATTCGCAGGGTTAAAGAGAAGTACGGCGAAGCAGGCCGCAAGTCGGACGTTCGCGCGTATCTGGACGAGCGCCAGAAGGACGGCGAAGTCGAGATGAAGCAGGATGGGCAAAGCCTCTGCTGGCGGCTGGTGAATTGAACAACCGGAACCGAACCGGTTCCACCCTGGGAGAGAAGAGACAGGAACCAGCTTGGGAACCGATATTGCGCAAGATTGAATGTCAGAATGTATACAGACAAGCGGTTCCCAAACCGGTTCCAACGCCAATTTCTCATAGGAGGAACCGGTGTGACGCCAAATCGACAGTCACGAGGTCTAACCAGATGAACAAGATCAAGTTTTTTGCAGCGCCCTCGGCGGTACACCCGTGGCGACCTGCGGCGGCTGTGTGCCGCCCTGGGGATCGATCTCGACTGACCGGGCCGCGCGGTTGCATCTGCGGTAAGAGGTGTGATCCGATGACCAGCGACCAAGACGCCCTGCTCCGCACCATCGTTGAGTACCCACACGATCTGCGGCCCCGCCTCGTTTACGCCGACTGGCTGGACGAGAACGCGACGGATACGAACGGGTACAGCGAGCAGGCCGAGTTCATCCGGCTGAGTTGCGACCATCCGGCGGACGACCCGAACGCCGACGACGCGGTCGCCGGCCGGCTGATCCAGTTGCGGTATCACGGGCAACTTTGGAGCGACATAGACACCCGCTGGACGCGGCACGGGTTTCTTAACGCTCCCACGCCCGTCTTGCCGGTCGGGCTGATCGGCGGCGGGTTTATCCAGGAAATCCGCTGCCCGCTGTCGTGGTGGATCGGCGGCGAGTGCGAGTGCTTCACCAACGAGCCGGACGCCCACTGCCCCACCTGCCACGGCACCGGCCGCACCCCGGCGAACGGGCCGGCGGTGGTGAGCCGTCAGCCGGTGACGCGGGTGGAGATTTCCGA